ACGACGACTCGGCCCGTGCTCCCGGAGGGAGCGGACGCCCTCGGTGCCGGGCCGTCTGTGCCGGCAAACCGTAGGCACAGGTCCACCGGGGAATCGCCTGCGGTGATGTCCGCAGCCAGGGACACCCACTGGCCCGGGGTCACCGGCGTCGAGTCCGAGGACACCGTCCACGAGCTCGACGACGGGATCACCCGCATCCGCCCGGAGTCTGCGGAGATCGTCGCCTGCTCGGCAGTCCAGCCGGTCACTCCGCTTCCGAATGCTCCGTTGAGCAGGAGGTTCGTCCGGGTCATCAGCGTCGTCCCCTTCCCAGAGTCCGTGCGCGGCGATCCAGGACCCCGGCGGCGATAACCTCAACATGCGCGTCCAGCGCTGTGGAGTCATTGACGACGAGGCGGACCTCAGTTCCGTCCAGACCTGCCAGCAGAGCCTCGTTCGAGGCCCCCTGGGCGGCGAGCTTGGAGACATCCGACCACTGCCGTGCGGTCAGGACCGCCTCCCGGCTGCGGGTCTGGTTGACCGCGGTGTGCGCACCCGGGGGCAGCCAGCCGCCGGCGTCGTACTTCCGGGCGCCACCGTAGCGGCCGACCGTGGGGGAGCCCCAGATGGAGATCTCACGGCCGGACAACCCCTCTCGAGGCTCCTCAACCATCTTGCCGCCGCCGGCGAAGATGGCGACATGGTGCGCCGGTGAACCCCAGAACAGGAGATCGCCAGGCACGGCCGCGTTCCATGAGATCGGCGTCGACCCGGACTGGTATCCGGCCGCCGTCAGCCTCGGCCAGCCCAGTCCGAGCTGCTTCGCAGCCCAGTAGACCAGGCCGCTGCAATCCAGACCCGGCGGAATCGAGCTGCCACCCCAGACGTAGGGCACACCTATTGCCTTGCGTGCGGCCCCGACCAGACCAGAGCCGCCAGACAGGCCTGCCGCCTCGGTCTTGGACTTGAAGAGGTTCTTCAGCGACTCGAACCACAAGGGCGGCATCGCACCCACCGTCTGCGCCCAGAAGCTCGAGCCGACAGACTTGAGGAGCTCCTTCGCTGGGGAGATCACCAGGTCAGTGACCGCACCGATCGGGTCAGAGACTATGTCCGCGACCGCCGAGGCCGTGTTCTTCACCCAGCTGATCGACGAGGACACCGATCCCTTGACGCGGTCCCAGATACCTCCCTTGGCGAAGGCGACCTGACCACGTCTCGTGCCGGTGTCACCGACATTGGCCAGGCCCTTGCCCCGAGAGGCGTTGACCCGATCCAGCCAAGGCTTGCCGCCCAGGGCCCGCAGCGAGTCCGGCCGGATGATCCCCTCCCCGCCCGACAAGCGCAGAGCCCCTCCGCCGTCGGGCGAGAAGAAATGGAACACATCCCTGCCCGGCGTGTAGCCGGGCGTCATTGTCCGCCACTGGCCACCCGAGGCGTACCCCGGGATCGTGCTCACGCTCGGCAGGCGCAATGACAGGCCGACCTTCTCAGCGATCGTGTCGAACGCCTTCTTGATGCCGTCGCGATAAACCGTGCCGATCACGAAGTTGATCGGTGTCGCTGCGGCGCCCTTAATGGCGTTCATCGCCGTCTGTACGCCCGACTTGAAGGTATCGAAACCGGACTTGGCGTTGTCGATCGCGGTCTTGATCTTCGGGAAGACGGTATTAGACAGGAAGTTCACTACCGTGGAGATGGTCGTGGAGATACCCTGCCAGACCGGCTTGACCACGTTCGTCCAGAGGAAGGTGAAGATCGGTGCCAGGACGTTCGAGATGAACGCCCACAGGCCCATAAGCGCAGGCTTGATGACCCACTCCCATGCGGTCTGGATCGCAGCGCCGATGAGCCGGAAGACCGGCTGCACCACGTTGGCCCACAGGAACTGAATGATCGGTACAAGCACCCCGGTGATGAACGACCACATCGCCGACAGAGCCGGGGAGATGACGTTGGCCCAGGCAGAGGCGATGAAGTTAGAGACGGCTGACCACACGGGCTGAACCACGCTGGTCCAGAACTCCTGGAGCGCGGGCGCCAGCGTGTTCTTGACCCACCCCCAGAACGCCGACAGAGCCGGATAGATCACCGAGTTCCAGGCGTCTGAGATCACCGAGGAGATCGACTGCCACACGGGCTGGACCGTGTTCCACAGCCCCTGCAGCGCCGGCACCAGGGAAGTTGTCAGCCAACCCCACAGGGCAGACAGGGCCGGGTATATCACCGAGTTCCAGGCCGTAGAGACAACAGTGGCGAACCCGTTCCAGAGAGGCTGGACCACGTTCGTCCAGAGGAACTGGAGCACCGGGATCAACACGTTCGAGATGAACGCCCACAGTCCGCTCAGCACCGGCGAGATGACGCTCGTCCAGGCCGTAGAGACAACAGTGGCGAACCCGTTCCAGAGAGGCTGGACCACACCGGTCCAGAAGTCCGCTAGCGCCGGCGCCAGGGTCCCCGTGACCCATGACCAGAGGTCAGACAGGGCCGGCTGGATGACGTTGGTCCAGGCGTTCGAGATCGCCTCCCCGGTCGCAATCGCCCCCTCACGCAGGGTCAGGAGAAAGTCGACGAACGCGGAGTCCTCCTCCAACCCGAACAGGTTCCCGTCGAAATCACCCTTCGTCAGAAGGTTCCAGACCGACTGGATACCAGGAAGCAGGGTCCCGGAGATCCACTCCCAGACAGCCGAGATGGCCGGCTGAATGTGCTGCTGCCAGATCTCGACGACAGTCCTGCCGAGCTCCTGCACCTTGAGGCGGAAGGCCTCGTTCTTCTTGTACAGGAGCACCAGGCCGGTGACCAACAGGGCGATCGCGGTGACGACGAATCCGATGGGGTTGGCCTTGAACGCCGCGTTCAGGCCGTGCTGGACCAGGGTGAGGCCCTTGATCCAGCCGATGACCGAGGTGAGGATGGAGAAACCCGCGTACGCGGCGACGGCGACGCCCACGCCGACGGCGAGGGCCTGCATCTCATCCTTGTGCTGCTTGATCCAGGTGACGGAGCCGCCGATGGCATCGGCCAGCCACCCCATCAAACCCGTGATGGCAGGCTTGACATAGTCGATGAGGTCCTTGATCGCGCCGACGACGGTGGCCTGAAGGTTGCCTGCGGCGCCCTCGATAGTTTTGGTGGACCTGGCGGCCGCGACCGCCGTCTCGTCGGAGCCGAGCTGGAGGATCGCGGCGTTGAACTCGTCAGCCGAGATCTCCCCTTTCTGCATCGCGTCCCTGAAGTTGCCGGTGTAGGCGCCCATATCGAGCAGGGCCTTCTGGATTTTTCCAGAAGCACCAGGAATGGCGTCGGAAAGTTGATTAAAATTTTCCGTCGTCAGCTTTCCTTGCCCGGCGGTCTGGGTCATGACCATTCCGACGGACTTGAAAGTGTTCGCATTTCCGCCTGCGACAGCATTTAAATTGCCTGCCGCCTCTGCCAACTTGTCGAATCCGTCGACGCCGTTTGACGCCAGCTGCGCGGTGATCTGCTGAATATCAGCCAGGTCGTAAACGGTCTCGTCAGCGTACTTCTGGGCAGACTCCTTGAGCCGGTCAATCGTCGAGGTGTCCAGGCCGGAGAACTGGAGCGTGGAGACGAACTTGTCGGTGGCGTCGGACGCCTCAATGGCCTCTGAGGCGAAGCCGCCGATTCCGACGGCCGCGCCGAGGGCGAGCATTGGAGCGATCGCCGAGCGGGCCAAGGAACTGACGGAGGAGACCTTGGCGCCCGTCTGAGCGGTGGCCGCGCCGGCCTTCTCTGCAGCTGTGTCGACGTGGTCGAGGTTGGTGGCATACGTCTTCAGCGCGGGGTTGGCCTCGGCGACCTCACGCTTGGTCTTGCCCGTCTTGGAGGCTAGGGCGCCGACAGCTTGGTCCGTGTCGCGGGCGGCGGTCTCGACCTTGCCCATGGCCCGGGAGTGGTCGGCTGCGGCCTGGTCCGCGGCCTTGTTCGCCGCCTTGGAGCGGTCCAGGGCCTGGGCGTAGCCCTCCTCGGCGCGTGCGATCTGGGCGGTGTTGCCTGAGGAACGGGCCTGGTTGAGGTTGTTCTCCGCGGTGACCAGGGACTTGGCGGCGGCCTCCTCGCGGCTGCGGGCCTGTGCCAGGTTGCCCGAGGAGGCGGCGACCTCCTTCTGTGCGGAGGCGAGCGCCTGGCCGGCGGCAGTTGCCTCCTGCTTGAGGCGGGCGGTGGTCTTGCCGAGCGGGTCGGCGAAGGAGTTTGCGATGTCGGCGCCGGTGGTGGAGGTGGTCTTCCTGAAGGCGTCGGCAAAGGAGCGGGCCGCCTCGTTGCCGGCCGTGGGCATCTGGGCCTTGACGTCGGCGTTGATCTCCTTGAGGAAGCCCTTCATGGAGGGGACGACGTCGACGAAGACGGTGCCTGCCTGGAAGCCTGCCATGGGGGCACCACCACCTCTCGTGAGCTGCGTGGTGCCCCTATGGGGCGGGTTACTCGAGCGCCCAGGGGGTCAGGACGGCGATGACGTCGTTCGCGGCCGCCAGCGTCTGGGAGGTACGCATCTCCTCGACGACGGCGGTCACGATGGGTACGGGCCGGGGGTAGGTCTCCTTGCCGCCGGCTGTGGCGATGAGGATGTCGGCGATGTCCTGGAGTATGCGGACCTCTGGGGTCTGACCGACCAGAGAGGTGCTCTCCTCCCCGACGTCGTCGTCCTCGTCCTCCTGGGTGAGGATCGTCTCGGCCATCAGCTCGGCCCGGTCGGTGTCGTTGAGGATGGCTGAGATGGTGCGCGAGTGGCTGGGCAGTCCGTCGATGAGGTCGAGCAGGAAGGTCCAGCGCCGCGCGCGGAACAGGGCCGGCATGTCCCAGCCCTGTTCCGCGAGGTCCTGGGTGATGGGCCTCCGGTACCGGGTCAGGCGGTCGCGGAGGCGCTGCCTTCCCCCTCGTCGCCCAGGAACGATGCGTAGTGCTTCCTGACCTGTGCGAGCAGGACTCGGGTCTTGCGGACGCTGAGGCTCTTGATGACGAGCTCGGCGTCCTCCTCGCTGAGCCACCGGTTCAGGGTCGCCTTGATCGACGTGGTCCCCTCAAGGTCGGCCATGAGGCTCTCGCTCTCCTCGATGCTCAGCGCGAAGGGGTCGGGGAAGGTGACGATCTTGGACTTGAGCCCGAGGGTGAAGGGTTCCGGGTCGGCGGCGCCGTCGATCTTCTCCAGGGCGGACAGGGTCAGGGTCGGCTTCGTGGCCATGGGTGATCTCCCTTGTGTGGTTGGTGGTCAGGACAGCTTGGTGAGGGCGTTGGTCAAAGCTGCCGGCACGGGCGGTGCGGGCGGAGTGGGTTTGGGGCCCGATCCGGCCTCGTCATCGGTGTCGTCGGAGACCTGCTCCCAGCCCGAGGCGCGCAGGGTGGTGATCTCGGCGGGGTCGTCGGTGACGCGCTTGAGGGTGAGGTCCTCACCGTCGTCGGTCGTGATGGTCTTGGTCAGTGCGGGCACGGGTTCCTCCTTGCGTGCGGGATCTCCCGTGTGGGGTGGTGGTCGAGCTGGCGGCCGGGGAGATCAGCGGCCGCCGGCTCGACGATGAGGCGAGAGGCCGAGCTCAGGCGGCCTTCTCGAAGCCGATGGCGTCCAGGTGCTTGATCGCACCAGTACCGCCCAGGTAGTGGCGGCAGGGCGTGCCCAGGACCTCGTCGGAGAACACGGAGAGCTCCAGGTCGAACTGGACCGGGTCGGACGACTTCCACGCCTCCTCAGGGATCGTGCCGAGCTTGACGCGGGGGAAGCCCCGGCCGACAAGCCACTCGTCGTCGGCAGGGCCGTCGGACATGATGGCGAGCAGCCGGAACTCCTCGAGCAGGGGCAACGGGGCCTCGTCGAAGACGATCTCGCCGGTGTCCTTGTTGGCCTTGACCTGGGAGAGGTCGACGCCGTAGACGAGCTGCTGCAGGTGCTTGCGGTAGGGCTCGAGCACACTGAACTTGACGGTCTTGGGCGCCTTGACCAGGTCGGTGCGCACGGACTCGACGTAGCCGAGCGCCTCGACCTCCTCGACGCTGGCGTCGGCGGAGAACGCCATGCCGTCCTTGGTCAGCAGGCCGACCGGCAGCCAG